GTGGAGCGGCGGTCCGTATCGGCGACTGGTCCGGTGTCGCATCCAGCGCCTTCCGGAAGCGCAAGTCCTCGCGCGAGCGCTTTAGGGTCCGCTCCAGCCGCTCAATGGTGGAAAGATAGCCCTGGATCAATCGCTCCGGAGAAACCGGTCCGTAGTTCATCGTCGTGTACCCGCTGTCCCGCCGAGAAGTGGTCGTTCGATTGATTCAGCCTGAGCAACGAGGGCGGCTGCCACTTCGCGTAGGCGTTTGGCGACTTCGAGCGCCGCCCTCCTGCCGCAAGAATCGTGGCCTTCCCCTGGCGTCTCCGGCTTTACGGTCAGCCATTCGGCCTTGGCCGGCCTCGTTGGCTCCTCCCAGCGGATTGCTATCCACCCAGCGGTGGAGTGGAACACGCGGTCGCGCCCGCACGCCGCCAGTGCGGCTTCGACTTCGGGCGACAATTCAGCGCCGTAAAATTGTTCGTTCATCGCGTCCCCCGTGTACCCGCTGTCCCTGGGGTGGCTGCGCGTAGGTATTCCGACCAGGGTGTCCACCAACGTCGCTTCGGGTTCGGGTCGATGGCGAGTTCGCGCTGGCGACCGCTGCGCGACCATTGCCCGCCGTCGGTCGGCGCTTTGTCCTCAACCCAACCAGAGGCTTTGAGGCTAATGCCTAACTCGTCGCCGTGGATGTATGTGAACATGTCGCGCGCTCCCATCGCCTTCCCGGCCCTCGACGCAGCTCCGTAGAGCATTGAGCATCCGTTCTTCGCGCCGGGCTCCACGGCCACGCGAGTGACCTCCAGGCGCTTCCCGTTGTCCATCAGCCGCGCAGACGGGCGGCCGACAATCGCCACCCCTCGCAGCGCCTCGCCGTCTTCCAGGCCAAGCGACCACATTCCGCCGACGACGATGGGCAGCCGCCGATGCACGGCACGGCAGAACTTAAGCGCTGTCTTGATCGGCAATGGACGAACCGCCATCATCGCCAGCCTCTCTCCCCGACCCCTGGAATCCAGTGGTCCTCATCCACGCTGCAACGCCACGGCTCTTGCGCCGGTTCTGGCTCTGTTCGCATCCCTGGGATGGCCCGGAGGGCCGTCGTGTTCCCGACGTAACCGTAAGCATCGGGCAAGCCCGGTCCTGACAGCGCCTCGGGGGGTCGCACTGGTCGGACTGACGGTACATGCTCGCGGCTTCGTCGGCGTCGGCGTCGCGGGCGTCACGCTCGGAGCCGGGCGAACGCGCCGCTCGATCCCATCGCCAGCAGGACATGATTCGTGTTCGGCCGCGTCGTGCAGGCGAATTCCTCCTGCAAGCGGTAGCCGGGGCCGTAGCCGCCGAATCCCCGGTCCTCAATGCCGGTCGTGACTCCGACGCAGCCGCAGTGGCCGAGAATCCAGCGCTCCCCAGCCTTCGGCCTCGCGGGCCCCTCCTGGGGTACAGCCGGTGAGGGACCGCCGAGGTAGGTGCACTCCTCCAGCATCGACCAGCCGAAGTGGCCGTCTTCATTGCCACGGTCATTTAGCGCGTACCAGCCATTGGGAGATGGCCGGGTCAGCGTGATGTGCGTCCAGCGTGGCACGTCTCGCCAGTTCCAGCGCTGGCCCTTCGCGTACTCCGTCGGCCGTGCCGGTCTCTCGCTCTCACCTGCTGCCGCGCTCATTCGTCGCCTCCTTTCGGTTCAGCTTCGCAGCCGTCAGCAAGACAGCGCGGGAAGTAGCACTCGCCGCCGGGGTCGCACGCCTCCAGCCCGTGGCGTTCGGCGATGTCCTCCAGTGCCTTCAACGCCTCGACGTGAATCGGGCCCGGCTTCCAGTCCTCAGGTTTCTCGGCTCCCAGCCCGTCTGGATGACAGGGGCACAGGCAGCCGTGGGATGGCCGCCCCGCAACCCGTCCACATTGCTCGCCGGGGCCTGGCGTACAAACCGCGGTGTAGTCGCAGCCGCTCTCACCTGATGCCGCGCTCATTCGCTCCCTCCCTCTCTCTCGTTGTGGCTCGCGGTCACAGTGGCCTCAGTAGCCCGAGTCGCCGGCACCAGTTGACGTCCAGTCCAGCGGCCTCGGCCTTGGCGATGTCGTCGGGCCAGATTCCGCCATCGGGGAAGGCTTTCGAAAATGCTCGCACGGCTTCGGCGCAGGCATCCGCACGTTTCAGGTCAGCGGCGGTCACGGGCGTCTGGCCAGGCTTGCAGGCGACGAGATCGTACCCGGACCCGTCCCCGTACCCGTCCCCGGACCCGGACCCGTCCCCGTACCCGTACCCGTACCCGTCCCCGTACCCGTCCCCGTACCCGTACCCGTACCCATACCCGTACCCGTCCCCGTACCCGTACCCGTCCCCGTACCCGGACCCGGACCCGTACCCGTCCCCGTACCCGTACCCGGACCCGTACCCGGACCCGGACCCGTCCCCGTACCCGGACCCGTACCCGGACCCGGACCCGTCCCCGTACCCGTCCCCGGACCCGTACCCGTACCCGTCCCCGTCCCCGTCCCCGTTCTTGGGCGCTTCGCCGCGCAGAACTTCTACCTCCACGGCGCCGACTCCCACTTGGCCACCGCCTCCGGCGTGACCGACAGGACCGCCGTGATTTTCCTGAGCACGATGTCAGCGGCCGGGCCGACCTTGCACGATGCCGATGGGCCGCCCGCCGCAAGCCCCATGAAGCCCTTGATGTCGGCGCTCCAGTAGACGCAGAGCCGCGCCCGTTTCAATTCGATTGTCTCGCCCGCGATGTCCGTCGCGTAACCGAAGAACACGCCCCGGTGCTCCGTGGTCACGATGACCGCCTGCTCGCTTTTGCCGTTCGTTGCTTTCTTCATCGGTCGCTCCTGTCGGTTGTCGCTGCGTTAGGTGTCGGTATAGGGGGTGTGCGGGGCGTCAGTCGCTTCCGGTAGCGGGCCCGGTTGAAGCACTTGGGCGAGCAATATTTCGGGCGAACGTTGCCGCGGAGACGACCGAAGGGAACGCGACACCACTGCACCACGTGCGTGCGGAAGCGAACGGTGTCCCGTCGTCGTCAACGCAGGGCGAATCCCCTCGTTTGAGCGCGTCCCTCTCAGCCTGGAGGGTGGCGACCTGGGAGCGGAGCCCGTTGATTTCATCGCGAGCCGCCCGCTCCAGTAACCAAGCTCGCTCGGCATCCTCTCGAATGCGTGCCTCGTCGCTCATCGCGGCTCCTTCTGTAGGGCTGGGTCGGCGGGGGCGTCAAGGCGGGTGAGCAAGTCAAGGTCCGTGGCGGCCTGGTATCGCCGCTGCCGTGTAGCGTCGCCGCTCTCCATCATGCGTGAGGCCGCAACCGTCTCAGCATCCAGCTTGTCAGCCAGCGCTCGGAGGGCGGCGGCGTCCTCGGGCATACAGCCACCGTCAAACACTTCGCACTTCGCTAGCGCATCCAGGCGGTCGGCAATCACGCGGAGGCGTTCCCTCGTCGTCATCGTGGCTCTCCTTTCGTCTGCCCGGGGTCGCGCGGGAATTTCCACGGGTCTTCGGCTACGACGATGAAGTCGGCATTCGTCCATCGGTATTCCCCGCCGGGAACATCGGCGACAAGTGGCTTGATGTAGACCACGCGTTCGTCGGGGATAGGCTCGTCCGGCGTTCCTCCGCCTTCGGCCCACTTTTCCGGCGTGAACACCGGCTCGCGGGTGACACGCAGCAGACGCCCGATCCGCACGTGGTCGCGGATGCGATGGCCAATGGTACTTGTCTCCATGACGATGTCGCCGACTTCAGGCGCCTTCATCCGCGCCCGCATCACGTCGTGCGACGGGACATCGCCACCGTGCAACATCGCGATCCAAAGCTGATATGCGCTCATCGCCAGCAGCCCGATCACCTTGTTCATCGCGTCGTTATCAAACGTCTCGCTCATCGCGTCTCCTGGGGAGGACGGGTGCCGGGCGTCGCCTCCAGTGCCTTCCGGAAGCGGTCGTTATCAGCCTGGAGGGTGGCGACTGCGGCGCGGGCCTCGTCGCGTTCGTTTTCGAACTTACACCTGCAAGGTGTGCGGCGGGAGTAGTGCCGGTCGGCCAGCGCGGCGGCGGGCGCCCAGAACTTGGCCACGCGCTCCCACGTTGATGCGGGCTCGTCGAAAAGGGACAGGTTCGCGCTCACCCTCCTACCCCTTCCTGATTCCGCGCGCGGGGCTCGAACATTCCGTGCTCGTCGCAGCCGCGTGCGCCGCAAAACCTCCCGCGCAACCGGCGGTGCCGACTGACGTAGCATGTTGAGCACCAGTCCGGGTGCGGGTCGCTGGCGCCGACGCACCAGGGGCGCTGTTTGCCGCAGGCCCGGCAACGGAACGTCGGGCACGAACGGCAGTCGTTGCCAGCCTTGCAATTGCGGCCGGGATAGACGTATTTGCCGTTCACCAGGCTCACGTCCCAGCCCCTTCCTGATTCCTACTGGGGGAGGGCGTGGCAGCCGGGGTGAGCTCGATTTCTACCCGCGGGCGTTGCCGGTCGATGCGCAGGCGCGAGCCGTCCACCGACGCCACTTGCTTGTCGTCTTTCAGCACGCCTGCCGCCTCGAGCGCATCCGAGACGGCCGCGAGAAAATTTAAGAGATCGGCCCGCCCCGCACGCTCGCGGTACACGATCGCGCGCATGTTCACGTCCGTGACGATCGGACCCTTGCCGCTCGTGACCGCGCCGGCCGCGTTGTCGACTCCGATCCAGCGCACGACGTCCGGCCGGTATTGGCGCCGCAGTTGCGCGATCGCGACGACGGCCCATGCCTCATGAGCCAGGCTCGGCACGGTGAACACGCGACGGCCGCGCTTGATACGGCGGAGACTATTTTTCTTCGTCCGCGGGGCGCCTTTGATCACGAACGTCACGCGGCCTTGACTCCATAGGTCGCGACGATCGCGGCCAGCTCGCACACCGCCCGCTCGACGTCCGCTCGCATGCTCGGATACGCGTAGAACGGAACCCGGTGGTACTCGTAGATCGTGACGTCCTTCCGGGCGTCATCCCTGCGCCCGACGAACACGTCGTAGAGAAACCGCTGCGCGTCGAACATCACCAGGTAGGCCCGCCACTGGAGGCTGTCCGTGTACTTGCCCTCGATGTCGAAGCGCTCCGTGAGCTTCTGGTCGTAGACGGTCCCGTCGAAGCCGTCGACCTTGCCCACGAGCGTGACCGGCCCATGTGGCGTGTTGAAAATCTGCTCCGCTTTCAGCTCGCGCACGTCGGGGATCGCGATCTCTTCGTCGAGGTCGAACGTGAAGCCCCACCCGTCGACGGAGCACGAGAAGATTTCACCGTGCTGCGCCGTCTCGAACAGTTTCGCGAACGCCCGGCCCGCCTCCATCGCGGGCGTGGGCGTGTCGGTGTGCGCGAGTTGAGCCAGTAGCGTCGACAGATCGGAGTCCTCCCGGTCTTTCCACCAGCGGTACGACTCCAAGTCGGTCACCGACAGCCGGATCACGCTGCCGCCTTCGCCTCGAACGCGCCCGCGCCGCGGTTGAAGGTGAACCCCTGCGTCTTCGCTGCCTTCACGAGCAGGCGCCAAACGCTGTCCTTGATCGACGCCTCGGCCTTCTTCACACCGGGGAGGATCTCGTTGAATGCCTCGACGCCTTCGACGTCCGCGATCGCCGTCTGCCAATCCGTCAGCTTCGCGGCCAGCGCGCCTTGGTTGACCGACATCTTGTTGAGCGCGGCTTTCGTCTGCGCGATCACGCCGGCCAGGAAGTCGGGCGTGGCGGCGAAGTCCGGGACCTCGAACGGAGAGAACTGCGCCGGGTTCTTCCCGAACGATGTGTCCGTCGGGGAGAAATTGAGCATGCGCTTCTGGCCGCTCAGGTAGATCCGCCCCATCAGGTCGGCGGCCTTATAGATCTCGTTCTTCGAGCCGCCTTGCATGTCGAGCCGCTCGATCAGCTCGTCGCCGTTCCGCTGCTCGTCCGAGTGCGACAGCAGCACGACGTCGAGGCCGAACGACCGAACGTATTTCGTCCACGCGACGAACGTCGACTTGAGCTCGCCGTAGCCCGGCAACGTGAGCGATCCGCCGCGCCCCAGCTTCGGGTTGCCCGCGATGATGTGCGCGGTCAGGCAGTCGAGCGCCCGCCCGGCCGTGTCGACTACGAGCGTCTTGTAGGCCTTCAGATCGTCGGCCGTGATGCCCATGACGTCCGCCCATCGTTCGATCTGGACGACGTCGCCGCGGTTCGCCGCGCGGTAGCTCCCGCGGTCGAAGTCCAGCAGCAGCGGCGCCTCCGCCGTGAATCCCATCGACGTTTTTCCGACGCCCGGCACGGCGTAGAGCGCCGCCGTGATCGTCTTCACCTCGATTGCCTCTGATGCCTTCGTGATTTTCAGCATGGCCGTGGTCCCCTTTTCTGTCGTTACGTCACTGCGGATTTCGTCGCGTTCCAATGCCTCAGCAGGGCCGCTGCTTCGTCTCCCCGGTTCAGTCCCACGAGCCGGGTACAAGCGCTCTCGACAACGTCGTCGGGCGTCTTCTCCAGTGAGAATCCGAGCACGTGGCCGCTCGTGTCGTCGGTCAGCGTCCCCCGGGCGGACGTCGCGAAGATCGTCTCGATCACGAGGCGCACCCCGGTGTCCAGCTTCACTTCGCGTTTCATGATGGCCACCGTTCACGCGGGGCCAGGGCCGGCCAGGCTTCGAACGGATCAGGCGCGCGCGCCGCCGCGGCGAGGTACGCGTTCGCCAGGTCGTCGGCCCCGGCCTGCAGGCCCCGATCCCACGCCGCTTCGATATCGTCGACCCGGCCGGCACGCTCCCGACGGGTGGCGACGCTGCTGCCGTAGGCGAAGCCCAGCCCAAGGCCGACCACGAGAGCGGAGAGAATGACCCAGGTCACGACGCGGCCCTCCCGAAGCGCAGTTCGAGCAGCGCCAGCGTCCCTTCGTTGAGCGGCTGGCCGGCGAGCACCCGGGAGAGCGTTCCCCGCGCCATCCGCAGTTCGAGCGCCGCCGCGCGGTCGCCAAGCTCGTCAACGAGATCCTGCGCCGCCTGCCGCAGCCGATCGGGCGGCTCGGTCCCTCGCTTCGTTTGTGGCCTCATGTTGAAATTACTTTGTTCAGTTGCACGCGAAACATCGAGGCTGATAACGCGTGGAAAACTCCGCACGGCGTCACGCCCGCTCCGTGACGACATACCGGCGCGAGATTGTCGCGGCCGCGTTCGCCGCAACGTCCGCCAGTGCTGCCGCGCCGATCTCAGGGAACGCGTCCCACAGCGGCAACAGGGCATCCATCACGGCCCCGGCAACTTCCCAGCCTGGCACCTTCGCCCGGGGCGCCACGGCCCGTTCCAGGCGCTCTCCGAGGGCCAGGAGGGACCGGCGTAGGAGGGCGGATGCGGCGGACGTCCGCGAGCCCTCGGTAAGCCCCGCCGTGAACCCGGCGTGACACCGCGCGTGGCCCCAGTGGATGAGCGCGGCCCCGATATTCCCGACCGCCAGCGCCGCCCGCGCGCGGCGGGCGTAGTCGATGGCGTGGCGGATGCCGCTCGCCCGCCCGCTCACGGCGTCACCTTCCGGTCGGACGCGCACGGGCGGCACAGGCGGTCACCCTCGATGAACATCACGTCACCCCGGGCGATCGTGGAGCGGCAGTCCTTGCAGCGGCCGTCGGTGGTGCGGGTCAGGTGGCCCCGAATCGTCTCCAGCGTTGCCGCGCCGAGGGCGATGGGCTCGGGCTCGTCGGTGGGGTCGGAGCTGCGGTAGCCGGGTTCCGATTCGAGCAGTCGGAGATCGTTGTCCGTGAATCCTTGGTGCATGACCTACCCTTCCCCCTTCTCGTCGCCGTCCGCAGTTTCCGAGCAGATCGCGCAGACGATCGCGGCGGGCATGAACCGCCCGTGCACCGGGCACCGCTTGTCGACCAGCTCGGAGCGCAGCCAGGCCCCGAGCTGCGTTCCCTGGATGTAGAGGGCGCGGCGGGCCGATGACAGCATCTCGGCGCTCGGCGTGGTCCGGGTCAGCCCGTCCTCGACCCCACCGATGAAGGCCAGCCCGCAGTCGTCCAGCGCGATCGCGGCGGCCTTGTAGGGGTCGGCGCTCGGCGGCTGGCGGTGGAGGATGACGGCTCCGAGCGGCGACACCGCCGGCGAGCGCTCGTCCCGCGCCCAGCGCTTGTGCTGCTGGGAGACGCAGGTGACGCCGATGACGTCGGGGGCGACCGGGATGCCCTGCTTGGCGCACCAGAGGATCGCGTCGTGGATCTGGAGAAGCAGCGGGCGTCGCTTCATCGGGTCTCTCGCGAGGGCGGGCATCAGCGCACCACCTTCCAGGCTTCGATCCCGAAGGTCGGCGGGACCAGCAGCCGCTCGAACCCTCCCGGGACGTACTCGCGCGCGTTCGCCAGCGACGCGACGTTCGTCACCGAGGTCTGCCGCCACTCCTGGATCTGCGAGTCCCAGGACCACTCGAAGACGAGGTAGCGGCCGTCCTCGCGGCCGTGGCGGTGGATCGAGATGACTTCGATCAGCGGGGCCGACTCGGCGCGGAACTGGTGGTCGAACTCCTCGACCAGCGGAATCGCGCCGGGGGTGAGGCTGTCGCGGAAGCGGCTCAGGTAAACGACGGTCTGCATCGGTCGGGCTCCTTGATTGGAAGGCCCCGACTCGGCGACACTCGCGCCCAGCTCGGAGCCGGTTTGGTCGGCTCGGGTCAGCCGTCGTCGGGCGTTCTCAGCGCTCGGCGGCGGCGTTATTTACTCGTCTCCTTAGCTGATTCTGTGCGAGCCGGTCACCTCAGATTCGACCACGGGCGCGCAAAACAACCGCCAATTGCCCAGCGACACCGTAAGGCCGTAGTTGGGGTTCAGGCGCTCCGAAGCGTCCAGGGTCACGCGAACGGAAGGCAGGCGCCGAGACGCCAGCAGGAGCGCCGCGACGTTCCGGGACGCCAGCGCAGCGTACAGATCACGCCACCGGGCCGTCTGGTGGCGTTTGTCGGTCTTCGCGTAGGCAGCGCTGCCAGAAGCCAGACCGGCGCCGCTAGGTGTCAGCGCGTCGAACTGCGACACGTGTTCCAGCGATCCGCGAACCAGCACCGCAACCTCGCTGCCCTTGTGCGTAAACGTCTGCGTCGTCTGCGTCGTCATCGTCGTCTCCTTGTCCGTGTCGAACCCAGAATCGTACCCCGTCTCATTGTCACCGGAGGTCAACATCAGGCCGCCCTCCCGAACACCACCTCGGTCATCGTCTCCCGCGGCAGCCTGACCGTCGCGTCGCCCTCGACTACCTCGGGGACGCCCTCTCCGACCGCCTGCATGGTCAAGGCGTACTTGAGACGGTTGGTCTCAGCAAGGGCCGCGATGCGGAGGCGCCAGAGGCGGGCGCGAATCGGGTAGCTCGGCGGGCGGCGGGAGGCCAGCGGGGGGCGGCGCATTTAGGCGGCATCCGAGAGCGTCATCTGGGAGGGGGCGGCCACCGTGGTCACCCGGCCACCGGCGATCGTCGGGGCGTCCGAGATGAACTCGACGTAGCCCATCGTGGCGTGCGGGCCGTCCTTGTTGTACCGAGCCGCGCAGGCGCGCGCGTCGGCGAAAGACTCGAAGTCCAGCCCGCCGACCATCATCCTGTTCGCCTTGTTGAAGAACCAGAACCGCCGGGCCGTCGTTGTGTTGGTCATGTCCCCATATAGAGCAAACGCTACGCCAACCTTACGTAAGATTTAAGTCCGCGTAACCATTGGGTCGAGTATGTATGCGTTACGTCAGACTGCGCGGTGTCTTACGCACGTAACACGTAAGTCCGCGGTAATCACCGCGCAATCCGTTACGCACCCGCCACGCCTGTTATACGTCTGATTTACATGGTCGCTACGTGCGTTTGTCGTTGACCATGCGCCGGTTCCGTGTCTACCGTCTTGGTCATGCCGGACCCACGCCGCAAGAAGGGCGAGACGCCAGGACGCCTCAACCTGATCGAAGACCCCGCCGAGCTGGCGCGCTGGACCGCGACGGCGAAAGCGAAGGGCCTTTCACTGAGCGCCTGGGTGCGCATGGTTTGCCGAGCGGCAGCCGGCGGATCAAAACAGCCGCAGGAGGCCGACGCGTAGGAAGGAATCCGCCATGAACCACCACAATGACAACGCCCGGGGACACGTCATCCTCGAAGAAGACCGGGCCGGGAACGTGCGCCCGGTGCTCGCCCCGCTGCTAAAGAAAAGGTGAAGCGCTTGAAAGATGCCAGAAAGGGGAAGTGATGGACCGCAACCTGCACATCGTGATCGACGAAGCCGCCGCGCCGAACGGCGCCGACGTGGTTCGCCTGGAGCCGCTGCCCGCCAACGACGTCTCCCCGTGGCGCCGCGTGGGCCTGATGTCAGGGCTGGCGGGCGAATACATGCCGCTCATCACGGTGGAACAGGCACGGCGGCTGCTGGCGACGGACGTGGACGAGGCAGCGTGAGGTATCTCGTTGTCGTCGGTCAGGGCGGCGGGATGGCGCAGCTCACGAACGTCGTCGTCGTGGACGCCGAGACAGAGCGGGCGGCGAAGGAACGCGCTTGCGACCTGTCGAGCCTGATCCGCGAGTCCGTGCGCGACTGTTACGCGATCGAGCTGGTCCTAGTTCCCGACGGGTGGTCGTACTTCACGTGAGCGTCCCGAACCGCCAGACGCTCCAATACATCGGAGACGGTGCCGAAGCGTTCGCCATGGTTGCCGAGCTGGAGGGCACGCTTCGCGACCTCTGGGAACAGGTCAAAGATCAGCCGTGGGACGACACGCGAAAGTCCGTGCTCAAGACGCTGGCGGGCGCGCGGGAGCTGCTAGATCGGACGCGCTAGCCCCCGTTGGCGGCGATCCAGCGCCGCAACCTCTCGGCGAGCAGGTATGCCGCCCCAACCTCAGTCCCGCTTTCGATCAGGGCCCGTTGGAAGCATTCGAGCGCACGGGCCATCCCGATGCGATACCCGATGCGAAAGCCAGGCTCGTAGCCGGCGAGCAGTTCGAGACCTTCGTCCGGCGTGTCGTCGCCGGACACGTCACGTTCCAGTCCAGCGCCGCAGGTACTCAATGGCCGACAGCAGATCTTCGATCCTGTCACCCAGAAATCCGATCCCGAAGTTGCAGCTGCGACATAGCAGCGCCCGCGGTCGGCCGGTCTGGTGATCATGATCTAGATGCAGCAAGTCCCGCCCGTCGCCGCTTGGAACACGTTTGCAAATCGCGCAGGCCCCCTTCTGCAAGGACGCCATTCGGGACCAGTCCTCCCATGTCGTCCCGAACTTGATCTTCATTTTGCGCGACATCTCCCTGTCGGCGTGACACTTCTTGCATCGCCACCCCATGCCAATCCTGACGCCGTCAGTAGCGTTGTGGTTCGCGCCGCGCTTCGCTTCTATTCTGTAGCTCTTTGGCGTGCCGTGCTTCGGGCACAGAGGCGGTTGCGCCAACCTTCGCGGATCTGGATGTTTATTGGGCGCTCGCATTACAGGCCGGTCCAGCGCCGAAGATGGCCGTCCGGGGCCTTGAACACGTCCACGTGGACCCAGCCGCTCACGGGATAGAGCCCAAGCCCGCCGAGCCCTGAGAGCTTCCCATCCTCGTACGCCGTGATCACGACGCGATAGAGGTGCGGCACGTCGAACGCCCCGCGGCTCGTCCTGAGGTCGGCGGCGTTCCCCTCGACATGCTGGCTCGAGGACGCGACGCCGTGCGCGCCCTTCCCCGCGTCAGCGATGATCAGCTCTGCGTTGTGGGCCGGCGTCCGGTATCCGCTCTGCACGATCAGCGGCCCGCCCCAGAGGTCGCGGATCGCGTCGCAGAGGTCGACGATCAGCGCCCAGCGGTCCGCCCACTCTTCCGGATACGGCGTCCGATCTTTATCTCGGCAGGCGAAATCCGCTGGCGTGAAATGTCGACCGTCGGGGAGGCTCATCCTCGAAGCCTCCGAAGCGTCCGCGACCCTGGCCGCAACACTTTCGCCGCGACGTTGAGCCGCCCCGCCGTGTCACCGATGCGCGTGCGGGCGAAGATGTTGACGACGTCGCCTGTCTTCTCCCGGACGATCTGATAGCCGCCGGGGCTCATCGACAGCGGCGCGTCGAGCTTGCCCATGCGGTCGAACCCACCCACGCCGGCCGGGTCGAAGTACCGGGGTAGGACGTAGTTAGACAGCCACATGTCGCGCGCGAGCTCGCCCACGGTCGCCCGCTGCGCATAGCTGTCCGCCTGCACGGGGTCGCACGCCTCGAGCGCGATGTCTCGCCCGCCGCCCAGCGACCGCCATCCGGTACACGTCGGGTCGACGAGCATCTCCAGGCACTCGTGCGACAGCGTCACGCACGTGTCGACGGGGCCCTGGTTGAGCACGAACCCGTGGATCGCGCCGATGTCGTCCATGTGCACGCCAAGCGCCCCTGGCATGTCCAGCGAGTCGACGATCAGCATGATCCGGCACTCGACCGCGGGGAGGCCGTCCGCGCCGGCGTAGAAGACGACCGGCGTCGGCGTCACGCCCCAGGCCTGCGCGGCCTCGGTGACTTGCTGATCGCAGGCGTCGCACATCAGCGCGACGTCTGCGTCCGCAAGGCCCGAACGATTGACGACGGCGATCTGTGTCATCCGCCGTGATCCGCCAGCCACGCCCGCGCGCGCTGCGCCTTGAGAGCCTCGAGGTCATCGACCTGGCCGCGGACGCTGGCCTTGTTCGCGACCTCTTTGACCGCGGCGACGATCGCGCACTCGCCGAAGTTGCCGACGAGCTTCGCCATCTCGGCGACATAATCCCCGGTCGAGAGCGCGGTGTTGACGTCGTCGATCAATCCCGCGACGGTCTGCGCGCCGCAGTCCTTCACGATCGGAACGACGTGGGAGCAGGATAGCGCCAGCGTGGCGGCGAGCAGGAGAGCGGCGATGGTTCTCATGATTTCATTCCTCCGTCGGTGCGTTGATAGAAAGGTGTGAACGGTGGCGCCAGCGGGTCCCGTGGCAGCATCACGGACGGCGGCGGCGCCGTCGGGTCGTTCGGATCGGGCGGCGTGCCGTGGCCGCAACTCGCGAAGATCGCGGCCAGCCCCAGCAGCGTCACGGCGGTGGCGATCGCGGCGGCTTTCACGCGGCGCCGTCCTTCTTCTGCGCCGGCGGGATCGCGTCCCCAGGCTTCGTGTTGTAGAGCGCTCGCGCCGCTGACCCGCACGCGGCCAGGAACGCCATCGACGCGATGATCACGGTCTGTTTGTTGAGCGGCCCTGCGGCGAGCGTCCCACCCGCAGCGGTGGCGCCCGCGCCCAGAACAGCCAGCCAGCCGATGACAGTTTGGTTCATGTTGCGTCCCCTTTTTTCGTGACGTTCTCGAACAGCTTGAACAGCCGGTCGATGTGATAGTTCCGCGCGTCCCGTTCGTGGTTCGCGATCGGCGCACGCGCGTCCGCCTTGATCGCCGCGTCCATCTGTGGCCACACGGCGTTCATTAGCGCGAGGATTCTCCCGACCCGCTGGAGGCGTACTTCGCGCTCAGCCGCGTCAAGGTACGGATAGTCCGCTCCAAAGCCAATAAGTCCACGGCCGGCGTCTTTGAGCGCGTCTCCGACGGCCTTGAGGTCGTTGTGGTCGAAAGAGCCCCCACCGCGAGAGCCATCCGTTTCATCTTCCACGATCCTTCACCGGCGTTTTCTCGACGCCTCGTCCTGCTTGTTTTCGATGCGCTCGATCGCCTTCTCGACGCGCTGTTGCGACTGATCCACGCGTTCGATCCTCGCGTTCATGACGGGAAGCTCCAATCGGACGCGAACGATCTCGTCACGGCTGGCGTTGAATTCTTCGCGCGTCGGCGTGGTCGCTGCCCATCGCGCGATGCCCCAAGCAATGCCCGCGACCCCGGCAAGACAGCCGATGATCGCGAGCAGGTTTGACTTGGGGCGTAGGTCATCAGACATCGGTGAACTACGAAACCAGGTTCCGATCTCCATAGCCGCTGGCGTTGAGGACGTTGTTGGTGCTCGCCGAGACGGTCAGGATCTCCGACGGATGCATCACGAACGGCCCGAATTGCTGCGTGCTGTTCGCCGGGATGTTTCCGACGGTGGCGTTGGTGCCGATGATGCGCGTGCCCGCGGCGTCGGCGCCGATCGAGGCGGTGAAGTTCACGGCTGACGCCGTCGGGTTCGAGACCCATATGTAGATCTGCCGCACGCGCTCGTTGGCGGCGGCGGTGAAAACGGTGGCCGGTCCCGTCGCCACAAGCGCCGGGCCGAAGATTCGTGCGGGAAGTCCCATGATAGCCCTCCGTTACTCCGTTACCGTTTCGGTGCGCAGCTCGCGCGGAAGTTCGTACGTCTTGTCTCGTAGTCGCTCCAGCCGTTCATGGAGCCGCGTCAGCACGTCCGACCAGAGGCCCGAGAGTTGCCCGCCGAGCGCGCCGATCAGGTGCACCATCACGTCTTCGTTGATGTCGATGAGGACGTGCGTTTTTCCGTCGGCCCAGTCGGACGCCTGGATCTGCATCCCGAATCCGGCGGCACCCGTCGCCAGCGCGTCGGCCAGGGCGGTGACGCCGAGTTCGTCCCAGGTTCGCAGGCGCTTCCGGGCGTACTCTGGATTGGGCGATGGCAGGCCGACGAGGTGTGACGTCAACGCGAACTTCTCGAACTTCGTGATCCCGAATTTCATTGCTGGCACCTCATGACCATGCAGCCACGAAATACTGCGTTCCGTCGCTGTTGAGAGGGATCCACTTCGCCTGCGCCGCGGCCGTCGGCCCGCTGCCTCCGATTGTGCCCAGCGTTGCCGCCGCCCCGCCGCCGAGCGCGACAGAGCCGTCGATACGAACACTGCCGGCGTCGACCCAAAGGGCATAGCCGTTCGTGATGATGATCCCCGTGCCCGCCAGTGGAGCATTGGCGATGTAGACCGATGCCGCGAAGCTGATCGTGACGGAGCCCGCATTGCCAAGGACGATGCCTGGACGCGGTACAACCACGGCATTTAATCCGGTCGCGGTGGTGACTGCGGTCGTGCCTGTCAGCGTGATCCCCGCTGATAGCTTCACCGCATCCGCGACGAGCGACGTCGCGCTGGCCAGGGTCGGCGACCCCGTGACCGTCATCGTGTTGTTCGCAACGATGCTGGAATTGTGAGTTGTGAGGAACGTGACCGCGTCCCACTGCGAGCTGGACAGAAGGCTGTCGCTGTTGTTCCCGTTGATCGTCAGGTTGTGGCCGGTGCCGCCGCTCTCGCTCGTGATCGAGATGCTGGTTGACGTGAACGTCAGCCCGGCGGACGCATTCAGCGTCAGCGTCGCCGTGCCGGCGTCGATCTTCATCGACCGCACCGTGCCGGTGCCGGTCGCCTCGCTCTTGAGCGTCCATAGATTCGCCGCCCACGAGGCCGTTATCCGATCCGTGTTCGCATCACCGAGGTTGCCGACATTCGCCCACGACTGCGACGATCCAGCTCCCATGAATAGAACGCGCGTCCCGGACACGTCGAACTGAAAGGCGGCGTTGCCAAGGGGCGCCGTTGTCGTGCCCGAGCTGGTCATCACGCGATTCGCGAGCGGCCATGCGAACACGCTGGGGATGGCGACGCCGGCCGTCACGGTCTGCTGGAGCGGCCCCGTGCCGAGCGCCCCCATATTGACGCCGTTGGGTGCCGACACGTCCGGCGTGGAAATCCAAAACTGCGCCCGTGACATCCCGATGCCGTCGGGGATCGCCGGGCTGACGTCGTCGCCGTCCTGGCCGTCGATGCCGTCGCGACCCACGCGTCCCGCGAGACCCGCGAGACCGGGGAAGCCCTGCAGGCCCATGTCGCCGTCCTCACCATCGCGCCCATCGACGCCGCGCGCGCCGGCCGGCCCGGGCGTCGCCGACCCGCCGGTGATGAAGTTGTCGATCGTGAGGCTGTTTGAATTCACGCCTGTCTGGATCTTGTGAAGCGCGCGCTCGATCGCCGTCTGAAGGCGGTTGAAGTCCTCACGGTCGACGATCTTTCCATCGAGTTGGATGCGTTCGAGTAGGGGCATTAGTGCTCGTTGCTCAGACGCCGAGCGTGGTCAAATTCCACACGCGATGGCTGATCACAACCTGCCCTGCTGGCTTGCTCGGGTGCGTCCCGTCGGCCTGGGTCATGATGCCGTTGGCGGCGTGGCCGGGGTTCAAGAGCGGAGCATCGATGGTATAGATCGGCGTGCGGATGTCCATCCATTCGCAGTTGGCCGTCGCCTGGACCGTCGCCTTCATCGCATTCAACGTTGCGTTGACGGCCGCGTCGTCCGAGCCGACACCGTCGGGCCAGTTCTCGGTCAGGTACCAGAGTCCCGAGATAAAATGGAATCTGCAGGTCGGCCGGACAGCTTTTACGCCTGCGATGTACGCGGCGACGTTGGCCGCTGACGTCGCGGGCGGAATCGGAGTGCCGCCGTGGTTGAAGTGGTCGTTGATCCCGACCATGCACAGGACGTGATCGGGGTTCTGCGCGGTCACGTTCGCGACGCCCGCGAGACAATCGGCCGTCGTGTTGCCACCGACGGCAACGTTCGCGAACGTGATCGGAGCCGATCCAACGCCCGTGAGGTTGGCGTTGACGCTCGCGGTGTACGGAACGTGCCACGCGAACGAGGGGTCCGGCTGACCGGCCGGGACGCTGTCGCCGTCCAGCACTACCTTCTGGGCGGGCTTTAGGCTGAAATTCCCGGCCGGGAGCAGTCAAGGCAGCTGGTATCCGTAGAGGAGATCGAAGATTTTCACGTCCCCGGCGGTGGTGTTGTAGCCAGCGAACACGCGATTCCCGACGTTGAGGTTCGTGAGCACGGTGGTGCTCCCAACCACGAGATCGTCGACAAGGCACTTGTATGTCGTTCCATCGAACGCCACACCGTAGTTGTGCGAATTCCCGTCGACGACGTGTGAGGTGAGCACCTTCGTCGAGCCGCCGCCGGCCTTGAAAAGTTCCATCACCAGGTGCGTCGCATCGTACGCGGTCTGCACAGCGAGCATCACGTAGTCATTGCCCGCGTTGCTGCAGGGACCCATCAGTTGCAGGTTCGCGGAGACAGCTGCGAATCTTCCGCGCACCGCCCACGCGTGCGGCTGCGTGGTCAAGTCGGTGTAGATCACCCCAGTCAGCGTGATGAAGTTGCCAGCCGTCGGAGTCCAGCCACCTCCGACGATCGCCGCGTCCAGCGTCGAGACAGACGGCAACCCGGCTACAGTTGCCGGTTGGATGTTCGACGGCTTGACCTGGATGTACGTCAGGCCTGAGACGAGCGCGTCGAGAACCGGCTGACGAGCCGATGCCCACGCGTTGCCGCCGCTCCCGCCGCCCCCGGACCGTTTGCCGTAGGTCGACACGTTAGGTCCCCTTCATCTGGGTAAAGACGGAGACGTCTCCGGTGCCGCTCGTGTACGTGAACTTGATCCGGACGTACTTGTACTCGTAGTCGTCGAGGATGATCCCGAACGTCTGCGGCGCGCCCGAGGCGGCCGGCGGTGACGTCGTCAACGTGTACGTGTCCCACTTCGCGTCCGAAGACTGGGCGTCGACGTTGGGGACGTAGTCGTTCGAGTACTGGACGGTCCACGTGCCGACGAGCGTGCCGGCGCCGCCGGTGCGGATCGCGTAGCCGATCCGGTCGATGGCCGAGACGTCCAGGGCGTTCGTGCGGAACGTGGCGGCCTGGGCCGTGAGGATCTGCGGGTTCTGCGGGACCTTGTCGGACATCGTGGCGCCCCTTTGCTCGGGCTAGGGCGGGCACCCCCGCCGGACTGGCTCTGACCACGCCCGGCAATCCCTCAGAACCCGCGCCCTCAGAGGGGAAGCGGGGCGGGGTTGATGGCTATCGAACCGCCCCAGGCAGCCCCGCCGGTGTCCGCCGAAGCCCTCCTGGCCGTGACCGGCATCCGCGAGATCCTGGCGGGCAAGCCGGGCCGCATCACGATGGGGGACAAGGACCGCGCCGAAATGCTCCCGCGGGAGATCAGGCGGTCGCTGACGCGCTTCGTTGCCGAGGACGACGGCCCCCGCAAGGTCGACAAGATGGCGAAGTTCGATTACGGGTGGGCGCTCGACCACATCACCGAGGCGATCGGCCCGTCAGACGATCCGGCCGCCCCGCCGTCCCTCAAGCCGCAGCTGCTCGAGGACATCTCGGCCGCCTTCCGGCCCGAAGACCACGACCTCGCCGCCTCCTACCTGGCGCTCGTCCAGGTGGCGATCCCCTATCTGCAGAAGATCCTCCCTGTCAGCACCGTGGAGACGACCGCGCAGACCACGAACTTCGACCCCAGCGACACCGAGATCGCCAACTTTCGCCGGGCCTTCGACGTCGCCAACGACCCCATGGTCGTCATGCGGGACATGGAGCAGGGGATCCTCGTCGGTGACCAGATCCAGCACTTCCAGGCCCTCTACCCCAAGCTCTATGACGGGACGAAAGCAGCCCTCGGCCTCGCGATGGCGGACGCCCTGGCCAAAAAGAAGTCCTGGAAGCTGCCATATAGGAAAGAGCGCGAAGTGCAGCTCGTGTATGGGACGGACACGATGTCCCCCGCGCTTCAGTCCGATCTCCAGGCCAGCTTCGGGAAGCAAGACGAGACGAAGCAGGGACCGGCGCCGTCGCGCGCGACTGGGAAGACGGCGACGATGTTCCAGTCGCAGACCGGCGCGACCGCGGACGGCGACCTACGGAAGTGACGGCGCGGCTTCGCCGGCGTCGTCCCCACGCGCCGATTTGACCGTGCCGCGCGCCGCCAGGATCGCATCGTTGAGTGGCATGCCCATCGCCACGAGCTTCTGAATCTCCCGGGCCAGGGCGACGTCGTCGGGCGACGGGCCCGCGCCCGTGAGCGCCCCGAGACGTCCGCCGATGCCCGGCGCGTTCACCTTGCGCGCCAGCGGCGTCAGGAAGCGGCCGGCGATGGGAGCCCGGTTGACGGCCGCCAACGCCCCCAGCGTTGCGACAGGATGCATGAAGGCTGTGTACGCCAGCGCCGCCGGGCCGAGCGCCTCGCCGACGCCCTTGTGCATCGCCCCGCCGTGTCCGGGGGTGACGTGGAAGCTGAGATCGGACTTCGCCCGTTGCAACTCAGGCAGCATCGTGAGCGGCCGCGTTTCCGGGTGCTTGGCCACGAACTCGGACAGGACGTCCGTGGCGCCCGCGCTGCCGCCGGCCGTGCCGCTGTTCTCGCCCTGGCGCTGGAGGGCCAACCGGATCTGGTTGACGTCCGTCTTCCGCGTCCCGATCTTCGTGTTGAGCCCCAGCAGCGCGCGGTCGGCTTCGGCCGCCTTCGTCGCCTCGGTCACCTTCGATACGGTGCCGGCGCGGTTCTTCTCGGCGATCGCCAGGTCCGCCCGGATTCGCGACATCGCTGATTCTCGGCGCGCCAGCGGTGCCTTGAGCGCGGCGCGCACCGGCGCCATGTCGGCTTCGGGCGGGAGCGGGCCCGGGATGGCGGTTTCATCCGCGACGAGGTTGCGCAGGTTCGACGTCAGGCGCCGCTCGTCGGCCGCGGCTTCCTTCGCCGGCTTGCCCTTGAGCCCGACCGCCTTGCGCGCGGCCTCGCGCTTCGACGCCCCTTCGGCATAGAGGTCGTTGAGCGCCTTGTACGGCCCCTCGTCGACCATCTGCTTCGCCACGAACGCCGCCCGGCGCAGAGGCGCCTCAGCCTCCCCGGGTGCGTCGGTCGAGCCCACCTTCGCCGACCGCATCAGGGTCCGGCGCAGGCCGTTGAGTTGGCGTTCCGGGACCATGATCGGCCCGTCGGGAGATGTAGCGTCGGACTTGATCCGGTCGATTTCCTCACCGATCGCCGGGTTGGCGTGGCGCTGCTTCTCGAGCAACGCGACCGCCTCGCCCGCTTTCATCCCGTCGAGCCCGCCGCCCTGCACGAGCGCGTCGGGGTCGAACTGTTTCGTCCGATAGTTCTCCAGGATCTTGAGCTGCTCGTTGAGCGCCCCGCGCACGTGCGGCGCCGTCTCCAGATCGTTGACGGCGTCCTGCATCGACTTCACGATCGGAGCGACGTCGCGCGGCGCGGACGCCTCCGGTGAGCTGTCGATCTCGGCCTTGAGCTTGCGATAGGGACGCGACGTCTCCGTGCGGTGTTCTTCTTCGATCTGGTCGATGATCTGCTTCGCGCGCGCGGCGGTTTCCGTCTTTACCGCGTCCTTCGCCGCTGAGATGTCGTCGCGGTAAGCAATGTCGGCCGCCCTGGCGGCGCGGCGGGCGATCTGCGCCTGCTCTTTCGCGGTGACTGCGGCGCCTTTCAGGACCGCCGGTCCCTCGCGGTAATCGAAGCCGTGCTCGTCCTTGAACTGCTGCTCGATCGTGTCGGCGATGCCGCGGGCGCCGATCTTGGCTGCCGCTCCGATCCCGCGATCGTTGGCCGGGACGCCCTTGAGCTCGCGGTCGAACACGCCGCCCTCACCGGCGGACAGCGGCGACACGGTGGCGCCCTGGCCTTCAGCCTCGATCAGCGCGCGCGCCTTGGCGCCCTTCGAGGCCAGCGTGCGCTTCTGAAACGCCTCGCCCGCCCCGCCGCCCGCGCCGGCCATGAGCAGGCCGAGCGGATCCGTCGCCGCCTGCTTCGCCGCTTCCAGTCGGTTGCCTTCGGCATTGGCCGACAGCCCCGCAGCGATCGGAGCCGCCGCCTCGTATCCGGCCACGCCCTTGACGACGCCCGCCGCCGCCTCTGGGATGAGCCCCGCCGCGGCGGGGACGGCCCTTCCGACTAGCTTGCCGGCCGCCTTGCCGAGCAGCTGCCCGGCGCCGGGAACGAAGCCGCCGACGAACTGGCCGCCGGTGCGGTACTCGGGCGCCGCTTCCTGGTCGGCCGCCTGCGTGTTCGCGACCGGCGCGCCAGCAGACGAGAACAGGCCACGGAACGTCTCGGGGCCGAGCGCCACGTCGGGCTGGTCGCCGGCCGCGTTCCCGACGCGCGCGGCGAGCTTCTGCCCATACCCCAGCGTCACGATGTCGTCGATGCCGCGCCCGAGCTGGCGCCGCTTCTGCGGGTCGAGCAGGGCCTTCCCGCGCGAGCCGATCACGTCGCCGCCAATCACTCCGACGGCGCGGACACCGTGCGCCGCCGATTTGAACGCCCGCTTGAAGAACCCTTCCCCCTCCTGGGGCGTGATCGCGGCGTCCGATGCCGCCTGCGCGGCCGCCTTGTCGCCGCGGAAGTTCGCCATGACCTCGTCGTAAGACCCGGTGTTCTTGAGGGCCTTCTCGACCGGCGCCTCGTCGGCGAAGCGCGGATCGATCTCGTGGCCGCGCGCGTCCGCCTTCGGCGCAGTCTCGTCGATCTCCTCGTATCGCGACGCCGCCGCGACGGGCGCGGCTGCCGGCTCGTCGGGGATTTCCTCGAAGCGGCCCATCACTGCAGCGCGGCGCCGGTCTGCTTGTTCACGAGCGACCCATCGGGGCGCTTGATCGCCTCGATGATGGCCCCAGTCTGCGTGTCGCGGACCTTGACGATCTTCATGCCGCCGGGCAGCGCGCCGCCGCCCTTCGACGGCGCCGACTCTCCGAACCCGTGCACGCCCGAGAACACGCGCCCGCGCTGGGCTTCGAGCGCCGAGCGCTTCTCCGCCGGCTGCGATGCGATGAACTTGTTGAAGTCGTCGTACTTCTTCTTCCCCTCGCCCTGCGCGGTGCCGAGTTGGTTGCGCATGAAGCCGACGAAGTTCTTCATCTGCGCTTCGCCAACTTCACCGTCTTTCGCGCCCTGGATCAGCGCCTCGATCGAATCCCAGCGCCCGCCGAGATGGTGAAGCGCCAGGTCGAGCGCCTGCCTCGAGGCCGCGCCGCCGCGCGCCGACGAGACAGCCTTCTCGATCGCGAGCGCCTGCTGCAGCGGGTTGTGCTTGGCGTTGTTGACCTCTTCGAGCACGGCGGAAAGCTCGTCCTGCTTCTTGATCAGGTCGGGGATCTTGTTCTCCCTCGCCCATTCGGTGACCTGGCCCGTGTCGAGCTTGGCGTTCTTCGCCTTGATGCCGCCCTCTTGCGCGATGGCCGTGTTGATCGACTTGATCGATACGTGGCCCGCCTTCGCTTCGGCCGGGATCTTCAGTTGCACGCCGCGCGCGAGGATCTGATCGCCGGTCATCGGCTTGCCGGCGTCAGCGGCGTCCTGGATCTCTTTCCGCAGCTGCACAGCCGCCGCGTCGAGCGAGCTTCCACCGCCCCCGCCGCCACCCTTGCCGGACTTCCCTTTCGCATGGGCTTGCGCCGAAACCATCGCCGCTTCGGCGCGCAGCTTGTCGTTCGCGAGCCGATCGCGCTCGATCCCGACCCGCTGTCCTTCGAACCCGGTTCTCTCGTGCTCGATCTTGAGCCGCTCGTCTTGGTCCGCCAGCTGCGCGTCCTCGACGTTCTGCCCGTGGACCGCCTTGAGCGTCTCCATTCGGGTGGCGTTGGCCTTCTGACGGAGCCCGACCACGGCGGCATCGGTCGATGCCTGCTCGAGCGGGACGCCCTGTTTCAGCTTGAGCGCGACGGCCTGCGCGGCGACGGCGTCGTACGCGGCGGCCTTCTTGAGGTTGTTGTCGGCGAGCTGCTGCTGCTTCTGATTCAACGCGTCTTCAACGCCCTGCTTGGCGAGGTTGACGTTCTCTTTCTGCTTGGCGATGTTCGCCTGCTGCGTCCGGAAGTCGCGCTCGATCGCCGTGTTGATCATCTGGTAGCCGGGGTTGTCGGCGAGCGACCGCCCCCCTGCCGCCCCGAAGACCATGGCCAGGCCGGCGAGGATCTTGTTCCCGACGGACTTGTCGTCCCAGTAGTCGTGGAGCCCCATCCGCATAAACTTGTCATTCTCGGCGGTGCTGCGGTCCATCCACTGTTGAGTGCGGGCGTTGGCCTGATCGACGATGGCCTGTTCGCGCTTGGCGTTCTCGGCCTGGATCTGCGCCTTCTGCTGCGCTTCGATCTGGGAGGCCTCGGCCTGCTTCGCGCGCGCGGCGCCGGCTGCCCGCTCGGCCTTCTCGGCATCGCTGGCGAGCTTGTCCTGCTCGGCGAGCCCGGCCTGCTCCTGCTCCTGGATGGTCGGAGGCTTGGCGGGGGGCGCGGGCGGGGCGTTGGCGGCTTGGGCCGCGGCGATCGTCTGGTCGACGGCGTCGCCTCCAGCGGGCGGCGGGACGGACGCGGCCGTCATGAGCTGGTCCGTGTCGAGTTGTCCGCCCGGGGGCGGCGGGCGCGCGGCGTCGGGAGGGGTCAGGCTGCCGCCCGAGATGGCATCGACGCCCGTGGGCTCGTCGGCCGGGTCCGGCTGCTGGAGGGCGAGCGCGTCCGTCGGCGCCGGACCGCCACGCTGCTCGGGCGCCAGGGCCAAGGCCGGCTCGTTGTACGGCCGCTCGACCGACGTCAGCGCGGGCGCTGCGAGAGCCGGGTTTTCGAACTGCGGGCGCTTCAGTTCGTCCGGATCGTACGCCGCCGCGCTCACGCCGCCTTGCGGCCTTCCACCGCGGTCACGCGACGGTGCATGTCCGCCAGCACTGCCAGGATGGTTCCGGTCGCGCGCGGGACGTCGATGGCCTTGGCGCCCGATGGCGTCTCGCGCACCAGCGTGCGGCCGATGCGGCTGCGCTCGACGTCTTGGGCCATGACGCCGGTCTCCGGGCTCTCTAGCCCGATGTATCGGTAGCCGCTGGGGCGCAGCTTGCGCAAAAACTCCTGGAAGTCGCCCGACGGCGCGGTCGTGATATCGGTCTTCGCTCGCTCGTCGGACAGCAGCGAGGAGACCGCGCCCGCCCCTGCGCTGAGCAGGCCGCCGTACTGCTGGGCGCTCGACGTCTTGGCGTTGAACTGCCCCGCCGCCGCGGTGCCCTGATTCTGGTTGGCCTGTAGGACCTGATTGGCGCGGTTCGACTGCTCCTGGATGTTCTGGCCGCGCGTCCCGATCTGGGACTGCTGGTTAGCGGCGTTGGCGGCCTGGAGGTTCGCCGCGTTGACTTGGTTGCCCTGCTGGATGTTCGCGGCGTTCTGCCCGGCGATGCCGATGTCGGCGGCGCGGCCCTGCCCGGACACGGCGCCAAGCTGGTTCTGCGCCATCGCCGTCTCCTGCGCGCGCTGGAGGGCCGATGCGGCGGCCTGCTGCGCCCCGAGTTGGCCCATGTTGCCGGCGGCGGTCCGCATGGCGAGCGCGGCGTTCCCGCCCCGTCCCATCGCGGCGGCGAGGCCCATCTGCTGCGCCTGTTGCTGCGCGAAGGCCTGCTGTTGCTGAAGTTGGGCCACCGAGGTGTTGCGGCCGGCGATCGTATCCTGGAGCGAGCCAGCGAGGTCCATCTGCTGCTGGCGGAACTGGTCTTGCGGCGCCGTGTTGAGTTGGGCGGCCTGCATCGACGCGGCCATCATGCCGGGGGCGGTCGCGGGAGCCGGGCCGGTGGGCATGCGGTCGGCGTCGGGCGGCGCGGCCGGGTAATTGCCAACGGGGGAATAGGTGCCGCCAGACACGACGCCGTTGTAGTTCGGATCGGGAGCGGGATTGAAATGCCCGATCCCAGAACGCGCTTCCGGCGCCATCTGGCCAACCGGCGCCGTGTAGGTGCCATCGGCATTCGGCGTACTGCCCGGGGGAATGCCCGGGGGAAGTTGAGCCGGCGGCTGCGGGGTGCCGCCGGGGCCGCCTTTATCCGTGACCCTGCCGGCCAGCGGTGCCATGCCGGCCGGCTGCTGACCCTGGACGGGCTGGGCGGCGGCGAACTGCGTCGCGGTCGGCTGTCCCTGCTGCGGCTGGGCCTGCATCGTGACCGGCGCCGTCATACCCGGCTGCTGCATCACCGCCGCGGGCTGGCCGGGCGTTGCCGGCGGCCCGGCGATCGGGGCGGCGCCTGGGGCCGAGCTCGGCGCGGCAACCACCGGCGCCGATCCACCATATGACACGCCCGGCGTGGCCTGCTGCTGGCCCATCTGGGAGATGAATTGGCCTTCGAGGGCGCGGGAGTCGGCAACCGCCTGGTCGATGTTCCCAGTCGACGGCGGCTTGATCGCCCCCCAGACGTCCTTGGCTGCCGATGCGAGGGCCGGGCCAGCGGTTCCGCTCAGCCAACCGCCGGCATCGGATGCCCATTTCGACGGGTCGAGGCTCTGATCCGACGCTGCCACAACCGCGCCCCGAAATCCCTCAGAACCGGCGCGTCAGTGGCAGTTCGTGTAAACGGTCGTGCCGATGGCCGTGCTGGTGCAGCTCGTCGCGGTCGGAACGGGCGCCACGGGGCGCGGATAGCTGGATGCGAACGCTGCGGCGGCATTCCGGCGCCGGTCGCGCGCGGCGGCGTCCTCCTGATACTGCCGCGCGCCTTGGAGTGCCTCGCGCTCGGAGGCGTCCTCCGCCGCGGCCTGTTCGGCGTTCGCGCGGCACTGCATGATCGTCGCCTCGTCGCGCTCTCCGCTCGCCTCGTAGGCCTGGCAGCGTTCGAGCACGCCCGCCCAGCGCGCCTCCGCCATCGTCGTTCCCGTGTACGGCGGCGCCGACATCGCGCAGCCACCCAGCAGCAACCCGATCAGGAGGACGTGTCGCATGCCACAAGCGTGCGTCCCGAGCGAAAATGACGCAAGACTGAAAGTTTGCTCAGGTAGCCCGGCGAGCGGGCGGGAGCTTGTTGAGACCCTTCTTCATCCCGATGAGGGCCGTGATCGCGGCGATCGTGAACGCGCTGTTCGGTCCGTTGCCGCTGTCCGAGATCGTCAGCGCGTAACTCGACGACTTCCCGAACGTCCCCGGGTCGACCTCGAAGTTGAGGGCCGCGTTGGCGCCCATGGCGAGCGCCTTGCTCGGGCCCGCGGTACCGTCGAAGTTCTGCGCGGCCGTCAGCGTGAAGCCGTTCCCGTCGCCCACGACGCGCCCCGTGAGCTGCGTGATGTAGAGCCGCCCGAAGCCCGCCACGCCATACAGATTCACGTCCGAGAAGGTCACGACGTGCGCGACCGAAGCTGAGACGCCATTGTCGTCGAACGTGGTCGTATCCTCGACGACCACGGTGCCGTTGCTGCACAGATAGGCTACCGATCCGTTCCACATCACGGCATCGACGAACGCGGCCGGCGCCTGCGTGTAGCTCCACTTCGCCCACTGCCCCCACAGCGCTTCATAGACCAGCGCCGACGCACCGCCGCCCACGACGCGCATCTGGTTTTGTCCAGGCACCGACAGGATCGCGACGGGATTGAATCCCACGATGTCGTCGTCGACCGCCGCGCCCACGTAATCCCAGGACAGCCCACGCGACATCCGCCAGATGCCCTTCGTGCCGGCGTAGGTGATCGCGCCCTGGTCGTTCCCGGCCATCATGCCGATCGTCGCGCAGCCGGTCGTATTGCTCTGCTGCTGGAAGATGAGCACGCCGCCCGCGCCGGTGTCGTCGGGATACTCATTCGCCGATGACCACGACTGCGTGGCGGTGCAGGCGATCGCGTAGCTGTCGCGCGAGCCCACCGCCGTGATCGGCTCGACGCTCGTGATCCGGCTGACGAGGAAGTCCGAGAACTCCACGGCGAAACCGGGCACCACGTCTTTCGAAAACCACACCGCATCGACATCGCCGGCCACGGCGGCGACGAGTAGGCGACCGCGGTGAACGGACATCGTCCGGCAGGGCGGAATCGCAATGTTTTCGAGCACGCTACCCGTCGTGTAGATCGGCTCCCCGCTGGCAGCGATCACGTCGGACACCGTATCGACGAAGGCCATTCGGTCGATCGTCGGATCGTTGATCACGGGCGCCGTGGCGGTGCTGACCTTGAAATACACGGTCCCGTCCCCATTCGCGAGCGTGCGGTAGACGGCGATCGAGACGTTCGTCTTCCTGGTCACCCGCAGCGTCGGCAGGGACAACGTCACCCTGGTGTCGGTCGCCCCCAGGCTCACCGACTGCGGCACGATAGACGGTGCCGAGCGCCAGAGGTTACCCACCGCGTCCACCCACTCGTAGACGTAGCGGTAGGTGTAGACGGAGGCGGGCGTCATGCTCCCGCCGGCCGCCGGAACCGGCGCATCCGACTGCTCGGGGACGATCGGGAACCCGTGCTCTGTCAGTGTCGAGCCGTCGTAATAGTAGGGCTGCGCGCCAGGGATATGGAGGCCGCTGTTCAACTCGACCGGCTTGCCCACGGTCGAGTCCTGAAACGTGAACGAGATGCTCGACGAGCCCACGTACGCGAGGAAGGCGCCGTTCTGCGTCGTCACGGACAGGTTCTTGAGACCGGACGTCAGCCACGTGTTGCTGGTGGCCGCGACCGCCAAGTTCGGAAGGGACGTGGCGCCGATGAACGCCACGTCAGGCAGCGCCTCGCCGATGGATACCTTCGCCAGCAGATCCAACAGGTAGTAGGTTCCCTGATTCGTGCCGCGGTATTTCGCGAGCGCGTACAGGGTCCCGTTTGCCACCAGCACGCGCGAAGCCAGCTCGACCGAGCGCATCACGGTCGTCGCCGCCGCGCCCGTCGTCACCTTGATCTGATGATCGTAGACGGGGCCCGTTCCCACGGTGAAGTAGATGGCCCGCGCCGCCGCAGCACGCTTGCCCGCCACGTTCGTCGCCTGCGTCGAGGCGGCATCGAACACGGTCGTCGCGCCAAGCACCAGTGTCGTCCCGTCGAACGTCGTCTCACGCACGCCATTCACGCTGTCGATGTGGGCCAAGTAGATCGTGTTCGTCGCGTAGTCGTTCGTCATGTACAGGAACACGTCGGGCACCGCGAAGCCGTACGTCGTCGCGGCGCCGGACGTCATCGTTCCCGGCGTGAACAGAAGTTGCGCGACCGCACCGCCGCCGGTGACGTAGATGACCGCTATATTCCCCGATGCCGGTACGACCTGGACGTCGAACGGCGTCGCCGTCGATGCAACCACGACATTGACCGGGGCACTGAAGGCCGAGGGCGCCCCCGTGTTGAACTTCGCTGCCCGAATCGTCCCCGGGCTCGCCACCCAGAAGGCGAGCACGACGTTACCGGTGACGACGACGAGCTTTACCGGGCCGACGACGCCCGTCTCGAGGTTCGAGTCGATGACCTTGTTGCCGTTCGAATCGCGCACCGTTGCGTGAACGGAGAAGTTCCCGCCTGTCGCGTCGAGCGACGTCGTGGCCGCCACGGTGTAGCCGTTGGCGTAGACCTGATCGCAGGCCGTGGCCCGCAGCGTGTCCGCCGTGATGGCCTTCGTGTCGACGCCGACTGTCGGGGCCGTCGCCGACACCCGATGCCACTGGTCGATGGCCTTGCGGTAGCAAGACAGACCCGTCAGCAACACCAGCCCGCTACCGAGGGTCCCCAGCCTCATGCCAGTGATAATGCTACCCACATCGGCGGTTCTGGGCAAGTTGGCCGACCCGTTGCGGGGGATCAGCTCGAAACCGACGTCTCCGCTGGACGCCTTGACGATCTGCATGTTCTGGAGGAGGTCAAGCTCCCCCTCCACGCCGATCTGCCGGGGTGACTTCTGGTTCACGCCCCTGATCAGAAGCGGATGCGGGACGCGCGGCAGGCCGGCGCTCACGCCCAGTCCCCATCGTCAGAGCCGACGATAATCAGGTTCCCGCCTTCGAGCATGTACCTGCGGCCGCTGTCGCCCGGCGCCCACGACGTCAGGTCGGCGGCCTGCCCCGGCTCGCCGTCGCGGTTCGGCGCCGCGGCGTTGATGCGCGCGATGATCTGCGCCTTGCGCGCCAGGAGATCGTCCGTCGGGGATTCTTCCTTCATCGCGCCGGCGATCGCGGCCGTTACCGGGATGAACTCCGACCACACGTCGAGGATGAAATCGAGCGTGTCTCCGTCGGCGACCAGCGTCGGCGGCTGTGGATTGTACCAAAGCGTGTAGTTGCCGGCGAAGTTGAGGTTCCCGTACTTGTTCCGCTCGAGGAAGCTGAGCGGGTGGACGCTCATCGGCTTCGCGTTGCCGGCGAACAGGTAGTCGAGGCCGCGCAGCTTGTAGAACAGCGGCGTAAGCGCCGAGATGCTCTGCTGGTTCGACCCCGCGAGCGTGAAGGGAAACGAGCTGAGGTAGTAGTGCGGGTACGAGCTGGTGACGAGGTCGTAGAGCTCGCCGATCGCCTCGTTGATGTAGCGGTTCCACTCTGGCGTGCCGACCAGGGTCCTGTTCTCCTGATTGCAGCGCTGCTGCGACTCCGTTCGGAGGGTGGCGAGTGTTTGCGCCATGAAGAACTAACCGGGCCGCGAGAGTGGGTGTTGGTGGGGACCGATTCCTCTGCCCCCGCGGCCCGGAACCTTTCCTATTCCTTTTCCCCGTGCCCGTAGATCTCGCACCAGCGCGCCATCGCCTCGTTGAGCGCGGATGCGTCGCGATTCTTCATCGCGTCGATCATGTCCTGGCAGGCGGAGACGCCTTCCTCTTTGCCGTACTCTTCCGGCGCGTCTTCCTCGCTGGAGTCGTCGGGCTCGTCGTGCTTCATCCCGTCTTTGCCCCGCAGCTTGTCCGCCTGCAGGGCGATCATCACGGACAGGGGCTTTCGCTTGGGGTCCATCATGGGCCTACGGGAAGTTGCTGTTGTTCTTCAGGCCCAAGAGCACCTGGAGAATGGCGCCGCTGCGCGGATCGGCCGCGACGCTGGCGTTGTTGAGCATGGTGAAGGTCAGCTGGCCGTTGACAGCGAGGTTCGCCGTCGAGGTCACGAGACCGGTCAATCCGTCACCCGCCGCCACCGTCGCCTGCGTGGTGAAGATCGAGTACCAGATCAGGTTGGCCCACGTCTCCTGGAGGGAGAGCGTGTAGAGGCCGGCGCCGGTCCTGTTGAGCGGGATGGTCGCCGAGAGGGGGGTTTTGAAGTTGTTGAACAGCGTGGGCGTGCCAGGGGCACCCGCCGCGCCGATCGGAACGTTGAGCGCGAGGGTGGCGCCCTTCGTGTAGTTGATCCCATCCTCGTAAAACAGCTTCGGATTTGCCATGGTGCGTGTCCTTTGCTGGACGCCGCCGAGCGCGCGTTACCGCTACGCGCCCGGCGACAGTCCGACTAGCTGAGCTGCGAGACTCCCGAGTGACCCGGCGCCGCGCACATCAGCTGCGCGAGCGTCTTGTGGCGCACCTGGACCGCGTCCGCGCTGCTCACGTCGAGCAGCGAAACGCCCTTGAGCGACGGAAACATCGGGTTCGCCCCGCCGCCGCAGTAGATCGTCCAGTCGCGCTTCGTGATCACGAACAGGCGGTCCATTGGGCAGAAGGTCGACGGGAACACACGAATGCGTCCCTTCGGCCCTGCCACCGTGATCGCCTCGTAGGAGATCGTGATGCCGGCGCCCTGGATGTTGTCGTAGATGGCGCGGTTGTCGAGCTCCGTCGCCAGCTTCCCGAACGCGTCGAACGAGATGAAGCAGGCGTCAGGGGCCCCGCCGTTCTCGCCGATGCGGACCGCCAGGTCGTAGATCGCCTGGCTGATGGGCTTGCCGAGACCGGACACGCGAACGCCGGCCAGCGACACCGGATCCAACGAGCGATCGACTCCGAAGAAGGAATCGCCACCCACCGGCGCCACGAGCGGCAGCCAGCCCGCGAACCCGACCACCTTGAGGGGCGTCGGGGTCGCGGCCGAAGTGCGATCGCCCTGCTGGAACAGAACGCTCGTCGCGATCAGACCCGCGATCGAAGCCGTCCAGTTGCCGGCGCTCGTCACCGTGCCGGCGTCGCGATCGACGGACGACACGACGATGCTCGCTCCCGCGTTGAGCAGGACGCCCGTGTTCACGGCCGGTGCCGCAACCACGACCTGACCCGGGAAGAAGTTCTGGGCGTCCGACCGCAGCGTCAGCGTGATCGTCGGGGTCGCCTGGCCGGACAGAACCACGCCTAGATCGCCGTAGCCCGACCGGAATAGGTCGTGCTCGAAGCGCTGAGCGAGAGCATCGACGGCGCTTTCGGTTTCGTCCGCGAGCGCCTTGACGACGGCGCCCTTGTTGTCCTGCGACAACTCGATCAGGGTGTTCTGGACCTGGGCCAGCGAGTAATCGAGGCCCCAATCACCGAGGAACGGGCGACGGACGGAGAGTCCGACGTTGCCGAGCGCGTTGGTGAAGGTGGCGGACTGCCCGGGGCCCTGGCTGATCTTGATCGGCTGCTTGACCTGCTCGCCGCCGGCACGTTCCTTGGCGATCATCCCCATCGCGGGGCGGTCGCGGTAGAACATGTTCTCGTACGAGCTGGCGTACCACTGCTTGTAAATCGGTTCGACGTTGGCAACGATGTCCGCGATCATTGGCGGACCTCCTTTGAGGGGCGACTAGACGGTTGCGGGGCGGTCAGCGCTGGAAAGGCGCGAGCACTTCCCTCAGTGCGTCGCGCGGATCCATCGATCCCCGTGCTGGTTGGCGCGGCGGTGCCGAGCCTCCCAACGAGCTGTTGATCGTCCGCGGCTTCGCTCGTTGAGAGCTGGTCGCGGGGGCCGTCTTGTCGATGAGCCCGCTCAGGATGTCGTCGTCCTTGTCGCTCAGTTTTCCGCCCGTCAAATGCGGCGGCAGATCAGAATCTTTCGCGGTGGCTGCGGCGGCGCCGTTCGGCTTGGCGCCCTGCTTCGCGAGCTGCTTTCCGCGTTCCTCGTACTTCAATTCCTGCACCTCGACGGCCTTCTCGATCGCCTCTTCGAGTTCGCCCGGCATCAGCTGCGGTTTGCCGGCGTCGCCCCACGCCTTGATCACGAGCCCGAACACGTCGTTCGCGGCCTCGTCGCCCAGGCGGGCGCAGATTTCGTACTTCCCGGCGTTGGCCGTGATGGCCTTGCCGCACATGCCGACGTACTCGGCGCGCGCGGATGCTTCGCGCGACGCGTCCGCCTCGACCTTCGCCTTGTCGGCCTCAGCCTGGCGCGCGGCCGCATCGTCGTTGAGCTTCTTCTCGAGCGCGGCGAGCTTGGCGTCGCGCAATTGCTCGGCGGTCTGTTCCGGTTGCCCGGCGTAGGCGTTGACCACCTTCTCGAAGGGAATGCCCAGACGTTCGAGCAGGGCCGGGATCGTCGCGTCGTCCTTGCCGAGCGCCAGGACGGCTTCGAAGTCGGTGACGCGCTGGGCGGCGGCGGTCGCCTTGTCCTCGGCCGCCTTCAGGGCGGCGCGGGTCTCCCGGTTGTCGCGGGACAGGCTCGCCAGACGGGCCGTGAGGTTAGGCTCTTTCTTGGCGGCGGCGGGCGGCGGCTCGGCGGGCTTGGCCTTGGCGGCCTTCGGCTTCGCGGTCGGATCGGCGGGGATGTCGTCGGCTGCCGGAACGGCCGGCGCGGCGCCACCGTCCTCGGTGACCGCCGGGTCCGTCACGGGCGCGGCCGGTTCGGCTGCCGCTCCGCCTACATCGCCACCGGCGCCGCTGTCGGTCGCCGTCTCGCCTGCTTGGTCTCCCACAACCTCGCCCCGTTTCCCCTCAGAACCACGGGGCGGCGTGGCCGGGCTTACGTCCCTACGTACTCTTTCAACCGGGGGCGTTTCGCGCGGTACTTGCCGGCCTTCCGGTAGGCGATCGCTGCGGCCTGCGCTGGCTTGCGCCCGGCGTTGATCTCGGTGCCGATGTTCGCCGAGATCGTGCCCTGGCCAGAACCGGGGATCAGCGGCATCACTCCACCGCCAATGGCGCGATGCCGTGCCAGCCGTCCGAGAACCCGATCACGTAGTCGGCGCTGCCGAGCGCGAGGAAGTACGGATCGGCCTCGTCCATGACCCGGAGGTTCTTGTCGAGCGGCCCGTCGATGCCGCGCAAGCGCACGCCGTTCTTGTACGCCTTCGCGTAGATTTCCGGCTTGATGAGCAGCGGCACGGCGTTATTCCTCGACGGGCGTCGCGTTCGCCCGGTCGTAGGCGGCGACCTCGGCCACCTTCGCTTCTTCCTGGACCGCTTCGCGCAGCGCGGAGGGCGGCTCGACAGCGGGCGCCGGCGCGTCGACCGGGCAGGCGTCCAGCAGCATGACCAGCTCGCCGCATTCCTCGCGGTCTGTGTTCGCGCGGGCCTCGCGCTGGCCGATGCGCAGCGCCTTGATCACTCGGCTCTTCAGTTCGTCGGTCATCGGATGCTCCTTTCAAACGCGCGGCGGCTCGAACCAGCAGCCCAGTTTGTCCGTCGACTCGGGAACGACCTGGCTCACGCTGGTCGCCCAGAATTCATCGGTCCCATCGAGCAACACGCGGCCGTTGACCAATCCCGTGTCGCTCGGCCAGACGCGAACGATCACCATCGGGAAGACGTCGCCAGGGCCGACCGCGTTGCCGATGTGCGCTTGCGCGCCGACGGGCCATTCTTTCGACGGGATGCGCGCAGCGATGTCTGGCCCGGTCGTGCGGCGCCGCATGATCTCGGCGGCGTTCTGTTCGGTCAGGCAGTAGTGAACGATTCTTCCGATCGATGGTGTCATCGTGTCCCCTCTTTCGTCATGCCGCGATGGGCATCGTGCTGTTGCCGGCCATCGGGCCGCCGGGTTGAATCACGGGAGGCGGGGCCGCGGTAGGCGGCGGGAGGCCCGCGGCGGCGGCCTGCAGCCCGTTCATCGCGGGCGCGGCGGTCTGCTGCGTCTTGTTCTTCTGGTCGAGGTCCTTCGCCACTTGCATGAACCGGCGCAGCAGTTCCAGCCGCTCTTCGGGGCAGCCCTGCGTCCGCTCGCGCAGGTACCGGTTCTGCGCGACCTCGATCGCGTTGCCCGGCTTGTTGATGTCGAGGTTCTGGTAGGGCTCGGGGCTCTCGAAGATTCCGTCTTCGACGATCTTGTCGAGCATCCAGTCGATCGAGTCGCGCCCGGCGGTGACCAACTCGATCACGGCCTGCGTGTCGGGGTAGTCGATGATGCGCAGGTAGTCCTCTTTCGAGATCTGCCCGACCTGGAACATCTCGGCCGCGCGCTGGAGCCGACCCGCCGGCGACGTCGGCAGCGACGAGATCGGGAACGCCTTCATGATCGACTTGTTGCCCTTGATCGACGCCAGCTCTTTCCAGTCGATGACGTCGATGCCGCCCGCGCGCGGCGCCCGCACCGTCGGCTTGATATCGACGGCCAGCTCGAGATCAAGCTCCGCGAGGTCGAGCACGGCTTCCTCGAGTTGCATCCCCAGCGTCACGTAACGCTCACTCTCGGCCGACTCGAACGCCCGCAGCGCCTCGCCGCTGTTCAGGCCGGCGGGCTTCATCGCCTGCGCCGCGAGCTCGGAGATGCCGACGCGCTTGTACGCACGCTCGATCGTCTTGTCTAGGTGGGCATACAGATCGCCCGGGACTGCCTGCGGTACGACGAACGCGGGCGGGAGGTTCGGGTTGTGGCGGATGATGCCGGCAGCCTTCGACCCGAGTGAGTCATCGGTGACGCCCGAGCCATTCGGCACCAGCCAGCGCCCGGTCGACATGCGCCGCTGGCACTCGTCGATCACCTGCTGCGTCCGGTTGATGTTCGCTTGAAACGGCCCGAGGATCTCCGGGATGCCGATGTTCCAGAAGCCGCGACCGGCGCTGACGCAGGACATCTTCGTGAACGGGTAGCGCTTCGATTCGTACTTCTCGTCGACCAGCGCAACCCTATCGGAGATGCACAGCACGTGACGCCCTGGCGTGCCGTCGGCGTCGGGCAGCTTCCACGCCTCCAGCACGCCGACCATGGCGGTCTGGCTGTTCGAGGTCATGCCGCCCCACATCGGGCCTTGGAACGAGCCCGGGGCCGTCTCGATCGCGAAGGCCACCTCGTCGTCGTCGCCGAAGATCGAGAGCAGCTCCGTGCGTGACACGAAGGTGCGGTGGATCAACGACCGCGGCCACTTGCCGAAGTAGAGCGAGTCCCACGGATCGATCAGCAGCTCGTCGGCCAGCACGACGTCGTGGACGATCGTCTTGCCGTCGAGGCTCTTGGTCGCCTTGATGAACCCGTCGCCGTACGTCAACGCGTCCTGGAACATCTGGCGCGTGAGCGTGTAGGTCTTCGTCTCGTGAAAGACGCCGTCCACGAACCGGCTCCGCTTCTTGCCAGCCATGCGCGCCGAGAAGTCGCCGCCGTCGGTGAGGAACAAGATCCACGGCTTGTTGCGGCCCACCTTGTTGACGAGCGTCTCGACCGACGAGCCGGTGACGTTGAAGACGGGCGCCTTCCAGTCGCGGAAGTCGAGCGCCCTCATGTTCGTGCGCGTGAGGGCGAGCCCGTAGATGTTCGGAAGATCGCGGTTCGTCGCCAGCCGGGCATAAAGCAGATTGCGGGAGCGGCGTTCGAAGTCGAACGACTCCAGGTGCGCGGCCCAGCCGGCGAGCGTCGTGGGTAGCGATTGTTCGTCGCAGTCCCACCAGCGGCCGGTCTGCAGCTCGAACGCCATCAGGTCGCCACGAACGCCCGTCCGGCGAACGCCTTGAACGTGGGCGACGCTGCCAGCGGGTCGAGATAGACGATCAGCTCGCCCGTCATGATGTCGCGGACGGTCCCGGCGTTCTCGTCGACCGTCCACTGACGGGATGGCGGGTTGGGGGCCAGCCGGACGGCGCAATCACGCGCCTCGTCGATGAGCGCAGCGCGCATCTGCAGCAGTGGGGTCATCATCACGACGGCTGGGTCGGGTCGCCGTCGATCGGAGCCACGAGCCGCGCCCCGTTGGCCAGGGCGTCGAGCACGTCAGGCCGCTCGTCCGTGGCCTCGTTCACCCGGCCGCGGATGGCGGCGAACGGGTCCTGTGCCGGCGCGCCGGGCGGGCCCTTGGGAATCGGGTTCTCGCGGTTGATGGCCGCGACGATGTCGGCCTGGCTGTACGGCGCCAGGGTCGCTTCGAGAGCCCCGATGCGCAGGCGCGTTACGCCGGCATCCCGGGCCGCCTTGAAGATCGCCGCGAGGTCTTCGGCCTTGGGGAGGTCCACAACCCCGCCCCGGGATCCCTCAGAGCCCGGCTACCCCCATCCCTCGCCTGATTCCCCATCTTCGGGCTCGTTGAGCTTCCTGGCCTCTGCCAGGGCGGCGCGGACTTCGAGGCGGTGTCGTTCCAGGTCGTCGGCGGGCGGCTTCTCGGGTTCGACATAGGCGTCGAAGTAGTCCTGTAGAGCGTACCGGGCCGCTTCGGACGCGTCCGGGTGCCAGAGGCGCGCCCAAACACGCTGCGTGCGCGCCAGGGCAGCCCTGTCCCAGCGCGCGCGCATGTAGTCCTGCTCCAGCGCCGACCCGATCATGATCTGGGCCCGGGATTCGGTGAGCATGTCGTTGTTGCGGTTGACCTGGCCGAGAAGGTCAGTCTTCTTCGCGGCCAGCACCAGCGGGATCCCGTAATCGCCCTGCAAGTTGTCTATCGTGTTCTGCGAGCTTCCCGCGTCATAGCGGCACTTCACCACGCCGCCCAGCCGGCCGCCGACGCGGGTCAGCATTCGATAGGCAAGCCCAAGAACCGCGAACATCTGCCCCGTGGACAGGCGCGCGGCGCGGGGCGACGTCCAGTCGAAGACGTGCTGCACGATGCGCGACTGCTCGCCCCAGCCCCAGCCCTGCACGCTGGCGCGGTCGCTGTTCGAGCCCGGGTCGAGCGCCAGCGAGAACGTGCGAACGCCGGGGAGCGGCTCCGCCGCCATCATCCCGAACTTGGCGCCGTCCTTGTCCTGGCGCATCTCGTGGGCGTACATCAGCTCTTTGCCACGCTCGTCCTTCCCCGACGCGTACACCGGCCCCATCCAGTCGGGCGACAGCGCCACGTAGCCGTTGCGGCCCTTGAGATAGCGGTAGGCTGTCGCCGCGGGGTCGAACGCCGGGCGCCCGAACCAGTCACGCTGGATCTGCGGGTCGTCCTCGGTCAGCCCGGTGTCCTCGAGATAGCGATCGAGCACAGCGCGCGCGTCGGGGGTGTGCACGTTGGCGAGGCGGCCCCAGTTGTGCCGCGACCAGCCGCGCCCCCTCTCCTGCACCCACTCCCCGTCACGTTCCACCCAGCCCGACTCCCGCCAGAAGCGCCCGACCGGCGCGTCGGGAAACACGCCTGACAGAATGAGCCGCGCCTTCATCCCCATCATCGGCGGCAGCGTTGAGTCGAGCAGCTCGTCGAGCGTCTCCTGTTCCTGGCTCTCATCGATGATGACAACGCCGTCCTCGATTCGGCCACCGAGGATGTTCTTGATGTGGCGGACGTCGTCCGTGCCGCCCATGAGCACACGCGCGCCGTTCGGGAACGTCGTGAGCATGCGCGTCTCATTGCGCCAGCGGTCGTCGAGTCCCGAGAAGCGATCGAACAGCCGCTTCCAGATCGGTTCCCAGTTGTTGGTCCGAATATGCGGGCCGTTGAAGCCTAGGATCAGGTTCGTCGAGTAGGGGCGGAACAGCCCCGAGTCCATCAAGATCGCGTCGTCGCCCTGGCTCTTACCCGCCTGCCTGGCGCACATGCAGTGGATCCGGTGCGACTGGTCCGTCGTGAAGGCGCGCTGCTCGACGTGCATCCGACCGTCAGCGGCGCGGCAGAAGTTCTCCAGTGTGAAGCGCGGCAGCTTCGGTTGATCGGCCTCCGTCAGGTCGAGATATTCGTCGATGGCGCGGGCAAGGTCATCCACGGTCGCCCGGCTTCGGCGGAAGCTCCCCGCGCTGCCACCGAGCGAAGTCGTCGTACAGCTTCCGATCGAAAGCGTCGTGCTCCATCCGCCGCGCCGCCGCTCGCCGTGCTGCCAGCTCGTCTTCGGGCCAGGACTTCGCCGCCTTCGCCTCGTAGAGTGCCCGCCGAATGTTGACCGCCAACGTCGTGTCCGGCGCACCGGGGCCGCAGTCGAGCGCCTTCTTGATGAACTCGTCATCGACTTCATCGACGGGCGGGAGCGGGCGATCAGCCACGGGGCTTCGTCTCCCACCATGGCACGACGTCGCCGCCTTCCGGCCGCTGCCAGCCGACAGCGTCGCGGCTGAATTCGACAGCTGGGATGCGGCGCGCGCCGGTCGGCGTCACGTGAACGAAGGCGCTGCCGTACAGCGCCACGTCCAGGCGGCACGCCTCGTCGTCCTCGGGGCTGAGCGCGGGAAGATCGGACACGTGACGGCCGGCCACGTCGTGCGTCCGCCAGCACGCCGGGTCGTTGCAGGGATCAGCCATGGCGGTTCCCTTTCAGCGCAGGCCGCGGGGCAACCTCGGCCGTGGTGTCGGTTGCCGAGCGCCGGCGCCGGGCCTCTTCGATCTTCTCTTCGAGCAGCTCCCGGGCGGCCGCCTTCATCGCCTCGTGGTCCTTCGTCGGGAACAGGCCGACGTGACGGCCGGCCAGCTTCACGATGCCGGGCTTGTCCCACAGCCGAAACTCGACCTCGCGGGTGACGCCCCCCTCCGAGTCGGTCGTCGTGCGGCGCTTGATCGACGACACCGCCCGCATCACGCCTTCCGGGGCGCCGGGGGCCGGGGTGAGGTTCCCGAAGTCGTCCACCTGGTAGTGGGTGACGTCCGAGAACGCCAGCAGCGCCACCTCGCTTAGCACCCGGGCCTGCGTTATTTCGGCCCGCACCTCCAGTTTCCTGATGGTTCGCCCTACGGCTTCGGAGATCTTATCCTGCCTTAGCAACCGGGACCCCGTGACGTGTGCAGCGCCTCGCGAGTACCCGGCGGAGATGGCTGCCTTGGTCGCGTTGCGTGCCGGGTCCGCCAGAAGCTCGGCAACGAACCGCTGTTGCTTCGGCGTGAGCATGTGTTCAAGCTTACTCGTTTCCTTCGGCTGTTTCCGGTTCGGCCGGCAGCCATTTCACCCCCAGATCGTCCGCCGCATCCGTGGGTAGGAACACCATGTCCGGCGTCCCGCCGTACTGGCTTACCTGCGCGACCAGCCGGGCGATGGCCTTGGCGAGGCGGCGGGCTTCGAGCTCGTCGTCAGGTATCACGGGGCCGCCTTTTCGCTGCCAGCGCCACGCGAAGCCGCTCCAGCAGCACCGGGGCCAGCCGGGCCCCGCAGTTCTCACAGAGCAGGGCCCGGGGGCCGTCTACAACGTGAGGGTTGGCGGGATGGCCGCAGGGGGCGGGCGGGGCGTCGGGGGTGGGGCGCGTCCCTAGGACGGTTTCGGTGAGGCGGCTCATCGGTCGATTTCTCCGAACGGCCGCATTGCGTCCATCGCCTGCTGGAACGTCTCGGGCGTGAGCGGGCCGCCGGCGTCGATGAATGCCCCCGTCAGCTGCGCGCGCTCAACGCCGCGAAAGAGCCCATCGAAGCTTAGGATCTGCCCCTCCCACGGGCGCGGGTGCGGCGTCGTCCGGCGCATCTTCACGCCCGTGTGTCGCGCCCAGCGGCGGGCGACCGACGTCACCGACCCCTCGGGCGCCTGGGGCGGGCAGCAGCCTTTGCCGTCAACCCAGGCCTGCAGCAGCGGCAGAACGAAGTCTCGATACCGGCGCGGCATTACCCCGGCCCCCACTTCCACGCCGATCGGGCAGCGTGCCAGGCGTCAGCGATGCGGGCCCACAGGGAGCGGGGCGCGGGCGGGCGCAGGGTGTCGGCGGTGATGGTGCGGTCGGTCCCGAATAGCGGCACGGCGCGGTTGCCGGCGACCTTCTCCATTCGCCAGGCGTCGATCCCGATGTACGGCGGCTTGGCGAGCGGGCAGAAGTTACGCTCGTCGTGGCTCGCCCGGTGGATGCCACAACCGGCGCACCAGTCGCCGTCGGGCCAGACGTTGGAGGACGATCGGAATTCGGGGCGCATGTCGGTACTCATCCTGGAATCTCCGGAAGCACCGGCCGCTTCCCGCTCAGCTGCCCCCCGCCCCGCTGCCACCGCCGGACCCCGGCCTTGTAGAGCGAGAACCACGCCCGGCGTATCCGACGCGGCAGCCGCTCCACGCGCGCCGTCTCCAGGCGGCTTAGGAATAGCAGCGGCTTCACCGCCAACGTTGCTTCGCGGCCTTCGATGTACCCTAGGAA